CACTCGCTGTCCAAGGGGATGACAGCTTGTACATTTACAAGAGGAATGGCAAGCTGGTGATTTTGTGTGCCGACATGAGTAGGTATGATATGAGCCAGAGAGTATCACATCTGCACATGGCCTGGAAGTTAATTGATTATCTGCGCATCCCACCTTGCCGGGTTAGGCGGGAAGCAGAACAGCAATATAGAGCTAGGAAGTACCACACATCACTGGGCACGGTGATTGTAGAGGGCACAATGGCCTCTGGTGACTTTGTCACAATAACCATCAACTCACTCATCCTGATATGTTCTTTCATCAGCTGGGATGAGTTGGATTTTGAAGACCACATGGCCAAACTGGGTTTTGCAGTGACCTTCAAAGAATCAACCATGGAGAATTTACTGCAAGTCGACTTCCTACAATGCCGCCCATGGCTTACCCAAGGCGGATATCGTGTTTTTGGCCCTAAACCAGGCAGGATCATGGCACGATTTTTCTGGACCGATAAAACTTACTCCGACAATAGGAAATATTTGATGGAGTTGAAGGGAATGGTCATTGGTTTGTGGCCGCTCGCTTCACACATACCGATCATTAATGACTTGTTGAGGAACCTGATCGAGCTTCTTCTAGATATCGAACCTGTTAAGAGGCAATTCGAAGGCCCAGAGGAATTGCAACGGTGGTTCGAGGGTTCCTCGGAAGAAGAGAGCGTGCACACCGAGGATGAGATGTGCCAGCTGTATGGCATAACATATTTTGACCTCAAGCTTCTGCGGCAGAGATGCAGGAACTGGAATTTCGATGGACGCATCGATAACACACGTGAGCTAACCGCGACGGTTGAGAAGATAGCTCGCGTGGATCTAGAGTAAACCATTTTCATTGGGTTTGGAAATGGCTTCCAATTCCAAATCATCTCCCAGCCAACAGGCTCAGAAACAGAAGAAGCAGAAGCAGAAACAGAAACCAGGGCGTGTCACATCTGTGAGACGTCCGTCAGACAAAGCACTCATCCCGATGTATGCGGCAGCACCCACAGTGTCAAAACTCAATCGTTACAAGAAGCTCATGACACAGATGATGTTGCCTGGCTCAGTTGATGACCCTGACCTGATCCCAGCGCTTGCCTCCACGCAACTAACTGCGCGCAGCATCCGTAAATCTTACGTCCTTGGCCCTGGCGACATTGACGCAAACGGCAACGCTTTAGTCGTTATGAAACCATCAGTCGATGGTCCAGCGTTTGTCACGACTCCTGGTGCAGCAACCTTTCCCCCCGCCGGGGCAGCACCT